TATAATTCTCATCATTAATATTTGGTTTAGCAGCTATTCTAAGTTCAGTTCTATCAGAAGATATGTCATGAATAAAATATGAATCATTTTCAAACTCAAGTAAATCACCATTATCAGGCCCACTCTCAGTCATGGTTCTTGGATTACCAAATTGGTCAAGACCATATTGACCACTATATATTGAGTTTACTGCGACCTCTGGTTCTTTTCTAATTAAAATTGTCTGACCACTACCAGCTACCTTTCTAAAAAACCTATATTCAACTTTATATGTACCATCGGTAAATTTTGCGTTTCTTAAATCTGTACCTGGTTTTACTTTTATATTATTACTCTCATCAATAAATGTATAATTTACTTTACCAGATTTTAAGAAGTTACCATCTAAATCTTTTATAAAATAATAAACAACGTCATTTGGACTTGTACCAAAAGCTGGTCTTTCATATGGTAGAACACCAGATATCTTTCTACCTCTGTTTAATTTTTGATAATCTTGTGCACTAAGTCCTGATGTATACGCCTGACCAGCAATATATCTAGCTCTCGTTCTGAATCCTAAACTACCCTCTTCTATTATTATATCTGCAGAAGCATCTGCATTCTGAGGTGCGTTTGATTGACCTTCAGTTGTTTGACCTTGTGTTGGTGGCCCTTGTCCACCAGGAGGTGAGTAGGTTTCTGCCATTATAGTGACCTTATTGTTGTATCAATTACCGTTTTTATTTGTTCTATATCACTAACAAATCTTGGAAAGTATGACTGAGGTATTATGTAATTACCACCGATAGCTTCCTGTATGTCGTTACCAACGTTATCAGGATCCTCGAACGATATTATGGTATCATTCTCGTTTCTTATCAATACTGATTCTGCATTTGAACCAGATATAGCGTATCTCTGACTTTCTACTTCAAACTTATTTAAAAGTTCTTGTCTATCAGCATCTTTTAATTTTTGATAATAATCATTTTGTTGTAATTGTTCTAATGTGTATGGCATTATTTTGTTACCCTAAACGTATAGTTGTCATCATAAAGATTGGTAAATCCCTCCGAAGTACCACTTCCACTTATTACTTTAAAAATAAATTTATAAACTCTATCCACTTGAAATGAGTTCATGTCAACTTTAAAATAGTTACCATCACTATCACAACTGATTATTGAACCAGTTGAAAATGGAACTAAAGTAAAATCAGAATCTGCATCTTTTATAGAATAATAAGCACCATCTTTTAAATCTCTACTTCCACTTGGTAAATATTTTACAGTACTATATGGACTCTGAGTAGATACAGCTCTTTCAGCAAATCTTTCTCTAGCACCTATTCTAATCTTAGGTGTACTTTTTTCCATGTATGTTTCTCTGAGGTTCTTAGTGTAAATCACCGCGTCTTCAAGACCAGAACCTGTTAGTGGTAGTAACGAACCCGTACTAAAAGAAGAATCATCATATTCAACTTCAAGTCTTGGTGGAAAAATAGTATTTGTTTCGGTAGAGAAAAACTTTAAATGTCCTCTATCGATACCATCTTTTTCTGCACTACCTGTATCTGTAGCTCCAAAGTTACCATCCCTCATCACTATGAAACCATGATTCACATATGTAGAACCACTATATATCCAATTCTTAACAATACCACTTACGTCAAATCTAACATCATGAGTATCTGAATGTTTACCGATAGAAGCGGTTGACTCAAGAGAATATTGTTCAGCTGAACCACTATACCATCTCGGGCCTTCTACACTCGAACCACTAACCCATTTATTTTGTTGACGAGCTAAATCACCATCAACATATTTCCAACTACACCCTTGAGTTGATTCTGGATTATCATCAAACCTACCATCACCCTCATCCCAAGTTGAAATACTTGATGACCATGAAGCACTTATTGGAAAAGCAAATATGGTATCATCTCTTCTTAACTCTCTACTACCAGCATCATATAAATTTAAATAATACTTTGCATCACTTGGTATCACACCATCTACAACGGATGATGATATTTCACCTAAATCAAATTTTATAAGTATACGTGATATATTTTTTGTCCCACCACCATCAGACATATCCTTTCTTACTTCAAGTATTGGGTCAAATCCAACGTTCCTACTTGATGTAGCGGAACCCTCATATACAACCGTGTCTTTTTCTGCATATTCAAATAAATACATTAGTATATACTCCCACCACTATTACCAACCACACGAACTTCTATGTCTGTGTTTGGAAATTTAAGTTCAAACATTGATGGGTCTAAGGATGGATATATAACTCCATTCTTTGTAGCCGACCCAATGTCATAAATGTTACCTGAGTAACCTAAATCTGTTTTGTATCTATTGAAAACAACTAATGGTAATCCATGTGGATTGTCAACGTGTTGATGTTCTTGAGGTGGTATTACAGCTGCAACTCCCTCTGTCTGTGCAACAACATTAGATATTTCTTGTACAACAATTGGTTGGTTGATTTGCCACTTATCTTGTTTCCAAAATTCTTTTACATTATTAATTACTTTAAGTATGACTTCTTCTTTATTATATCCAGCAAGAGTAATTATATTAATCTTCAATCCGATATTAATAATGTATGCATTTTTTATGTTTATTGCATCAGTTAATACTCTATACCTACTTAAATAAACTCTTAAGTTTTCTTTCGTAGCTGTATTTAATTGAGTCAATCTACCAGCCGAATCATAACCCAATACATATAAATTTAATGCTAATGGATTAGGTATTCTGTTATCTTGATTATTCATTTGTGCTTGAATTTGTTCAAGTTGGTCTGGTGTAATTGTAGAATCTTCATCCGATGTTTGATAAATTACATTCTGTAATGATTGGTTAAGTTGTTCGTCTTGTACAATATAAGCTTTTGCAATTTTACCAAACTTAGCTGGTAAAGAATATACCCTTACAATATAATCTTCCTTAGTTACAGCACGTCCTTGTGCCTTAAAAAATGCTAAAGCATTTTCTCTTATTTCTCTGATTGTTTCACCAGAACTACCACCAGTTGTTGGTATCGGATTTGTTACAGCAACTGAAGCTTTTGCTTCATCAACTAAATCACTTGAAAGATTATCTGTATCAATACTATATGAAATATCACTAATCTGATTTATATCACCTTTGGCAGAGTTGTGGTCAACTCCACCACCTATAGCATACTTTACAGTTAAGGTTGTGTTAGATGGTGCAAGTCCATATGCCTTTGTTGTTAAAAAATTTGATGGGTCATAAGACCTATCATAAGCAGATGGGTGTTGTGGTAAATTAGAACCAACCATATTTGGGTTAGGAATAATTTCTTCATCTTCATTATCAGATACACCAGCACCAAATCTTAATTCTGTTTTATTATCGTCTCTGATAAATGTAGTAAATCTATGTGCAGTTTTTCTAAGTCTTAATAAATAAGGTGTGTCATCAGAGAACCCAGCTAAATCAGGATCGTTTGATGCATTAGTTTCTACTTCTGTAAACACCGTATCTTGTGCTAAAAAGTCAACTTCAGTCCAAGTCTTACCATCACTATCAGATACAGAAATAACTTCGGTCACATTTGGATTAGATAAAACAAGACTATTATATTTTTTAGCAGCTGCAAAAGTAAAAGTTTCCGTTCTGATTTCACCTGATTTTATTTTTACTTGTTTTTTTAATAAGTACTTTGATGGTATACCATCCGAATCTTGTTCGTATATAGAAACTTTTAATGGGTCATTTGAGCCTGAGTATTTAAAATTTACATCTTCAAGTGTTCTAAATTTTACACTTGTGTTTTGATTAATTATTTCCATACCACTTGGTATAGTTAATCCATAAGTTAAATCAGGTCTAACACTATCACCAACACCAGTAGATGGAACAGTTTGAAATACATCAACAAGTCCCTCTGATGGTGAAATTATAGATGGTTTGTATCCAAGTGATTGTGCCATAGTGACAACAGATTTCTTTTCTTCTGCATATGCAAATAAAGTTTCTTTAAATTGTGTATCTATGTAGTAAGATAAATTGTCACCAACATATGACATCATTTCAATTAACATCATACCTGGTGATGCTTCATTAAAGTCATTATATGTATTTGGAAAATATTGTTTTGCAAATTCGATTAGACCACTTCTGATAGAAGCAAAATCTTTGTTCGTGTATTTTACATCACGTTTTACGACTTTACTATCAACGGTGTAATCTGTAGCGTATCCCATTAAATGTCTCCTGTTCCCTCAAAACCCTCTGCTATATCACTATTTGCCGCTAAATTATACAGAACTATTTCTTCTGTATTTGATGGGTCATATGATAAACTAAATTTTAACTCCACATCAACTTGATTAGGTGAAGTTGGTTTTTGATTTATTTTCATGTCATCTAAACTGACGTGTGGTAACCACTCTTCAATTGCTTCTACTATGGCTCCTTCAACTTTATCTGATATATCACCAGTAAATGGTTCGAACAAAACTGCCCTTAAGTTACTACCAAAGGTTGGATGCATGGGTCTCTCTCCTTTTGCGGTCAACAAAAGATTCTTTATATTAGAACGTGTTTGTTCTATCAAAGTTTTTGTTTTCTGAAAGTCTCCATTATTACTTATCTTAAATGGTAAACTCAGACCTACAAAAGCATTAGGATTTAAATCTGTAGAGATTACACCCATTTATTACTTTCCTTTCATTTTGTCATGTTTCATCAAGTCACTATAATCACGAGTTAAAGCTTTCATTACGTGGTCTGGTACTTGTTCAGTAGAAACGTTAGCATCACTTAATGTTTTTGCTGCATTAATGTTAAGTTTTTGTTCCTTTGTACCACCTCTTCCCATATCACCATATCCTAACATATCAGCCATATTATTAGTATCAAAAACTTTTCCTTCACCACCAAGAGTTTTCCAATCACCATTAGCAGTCTCGTTTAAAATTTTATTTAAAGATTCATTACTTGTATAGTGTTTCATTTCTTTTTGTTGAACAACTTGTTTTTTAACTTTTGGTTTAGCGATTTTTGGTGAGTGAGCACTCTCCTTAATAAGTATTTCGCTCAGTTGTTTTTTAACTTCGAGTTTAACTTTCTTTTCGACTATTCTTTCAATTGTAGTCTTTAATTCGGTTTTAGTCATTATGACCTCCATTCATTTCTAATAAATATATTAAACTTAAATTACTAATAATTAACTCCAAGGTAGAGCATTAGCCGTACCTGTTATAAAAAAAGTATGTATCACATTAGCCTGTGCTGCAGCAATAGTTGGTATTGGTGGGTTACTCATTGCCACCCCAAACGTTGATTCAAATATAGGGCCAGGCCCTACTGGTGGTGTTGACACGACACCCGCTGGATTTGCAGGATATCCTGATAGAATCACTAATCCAAATTGTAAAAATGCTCCTTTGAATGTTAACAAATTTGCTGCCTCCAAACCTGGTGTCGCTCCCAATGGTGGTAAAGCAGCAACAAATGCAGATTTTGCTCCAGCTACACTTGCAGCTATGGTCGGTGGATTTACACCTTGTATAAAATAGTTTCCAAGTGCATTTGCCCAATCTTGAGACGTAACACTACCACCACCTGAAGTTTTATTTAAAACATTGTTTTCTATTTCTGTTGCTAATTTAGTTGGTAGTAGTGGCATTTACTCTGACTTTACTTTTGTACTTAACATGGTTGATAACTTACTTTGTATAGAAGAGAATTGTGCTGCATTAATCGGTGGGCCTGATGGGCCAACTGGTGTTGGAACTGTTAGTGCATTTATAGCACCTATTAGTTCCTCTAACAGACCTTGTAAAGTATCACCAAGAATAAGTGGTTCTGTTGCATTCTGAGAGCCCAAAAATATTTCTGCCGTACCAACTATAAATTTACCTGTTGTTTCTAATAATAAATCTTCCTCACATTCAACTCCGAATCTTCCTTTTGAAAAACACATGAAGTCTCCGTCTTTAGCTTGATAAGTTATTGCACCTGTATTTATAATAACTTGTCTACCAATCATTTCATTAGATTGTGGAAATACATCATCAATTCCTGTATTGTTAAATGTAATTGGTATTTTATTAAATGAAATGGTTTCATTGGTTAACATATAAAGTGAAGAACCATCAAGATTTATATCTTCAAATATTGGTTGATTAGAATCTTCTTCAACACCACTATCATCATCTGAAAGCTGACCTACTCTAAGTTTAATAGATGGTGCTAAATTTTCTACTTTATTACCAGATTCGGTTCGTCCAAGACCACCACCTAATCTTATACTATTACCATACCTACCAGTAAGAATAAAATCACCAGTAAGTGGTTGTAAATTTTTTATCTTTTGGTCTGACGTAAATAAACCCGTATCAAATTCATTACCACTACCAGCAACATTTGGTGTGCCTGTAGCACTTATCTCAGATGCATCACTACCTTCACTATATTTTGCAGACGTTTCTCCTGTTTTAGATAGACCAGGAAAAATACTATTGTTTTGTGAACGGACAACGTTTATGTCTGTAGACCAAAATGGAAAACCTAAGTAAGAAACTATTGTCACATATTCACCAATAACTGGCATACGTAACGTATTTAATTGTAGTGGTGGTATCCACACCAACTCACCATCAGCTTTACCCTTGTCGGTGTAAACACGTCTACAACGTACGGCACCAATCATTGAATAATCAGGTCCTGATTTATCAGGTAATTTTGGTAGAGTATCTTCGTCTACTCCAACCTCTACTATTTCAGCCTCTTCAATCTCAAAGAAGTCAGCTCCACCACCAACGGCGGATTGAATCATTCTTTGGACTTCATCTTTACGAGCAAGTTTGCCTGATAAGAGACCTTGAGTAGAGACATCACGTGTAATGTGATATCCTTTTGACATATTAGTCTCCAGATTTTGATGTTATAAAATCAGAATGGTCTTGTAAATCATCTGCAACCTTTTGGACATTATTTAGTAATTGTTCTTTCTCGGATTCACTTAAAGCAAATTCACTTTCAGAACCTTGTTTACCCTCTGCAGCAAGTATGCGTTGAACGATGGCAGCTAACTTAACTAACTGTTCATCGTTCTTTACATTGATTTCCAAATACTCTTTTATCATAGGAATTATCTGTACAGCAGTATCCCCATCTTTGATAAAACCAACAACTTCCTTGATTAACACCTCAAGTTGTTTCTTGTTAGTCTCAGAGTTTTTGTAGATATCTTGAAATAAGTTAGAAAGGGTTTTCCCTTCGAATATTTCATAATCAGCAGACATATTAATCCTCATATCTATTATTACTAATAAATATAAGGATGTTTACTAAATCATATTCATATACTTCATAGATTGACTTGTAGGTGAAATACTACCAGTAGTGAAATAATTAGTATAATGTCTCCTATACTGACGTTTCATTTGATTGATAACACGAGTGATATGTTGTGTATTAGAGCCTGTCATCTCACGAATTAAGATATATAAGGCTTTTTTGTTGAAGTTTTCTATACTATCACGTCTACGAAACAACTCAATAACAGAATCAGCAACCATGATATCTTTCTGTCTTCTGAATATCTTACCGACATTCTCATCCCAATACTCCACCATCTGGCTAACAAAGTCTGTAACACCCTCACGTTGTTCTACAGTCTTTTCTTCAGCAGAATAGTTACGTTTGTAATCTAAGGTATCGAGCTGTTTTGATTGTTTGAGTTTCTTGTAGTTATTATTGTTGTGAAGTATTAAATAATTTTTAGCAACAATACTAAAGTAAGAAAAAGCCTTACCCTTACCCTCAGTAAATTTATGCATATTCATAACGAGAAAAGAAACAACCTCATGTTTAACATCTTCACTTGGTACATCAAAGTAATAAAACTTAAATGTATGAATAATGTTTTCGGCAAGTTTCTCAAAAGCAAACTGAATATGGTCACGATATATTCTATCACGAATCCAAGGTCTATCTTCCTTGTTGTAACGGATGATAGCATTTTCCGTAGTTTGTGTAAAATACATTCTCTTGTTTTTCTTTTTAGCTTTTCTTGGCATTATTTAGGTTCCTCGATATATTGGTTTAAAGTTTCTACTGTGTCTTTGATTTGTGAAAATATACTACCGACTTCATCATCGGCTTCAAAATGTCCTCTCGAATCTATGTCTTTTAAATCACTTTGAATTTGGTAAACACTATTACTAAAACTCTCCATCCATGTTTCCAAAGTCTCTGTTTTAGTATTTAGATTCCAAATAATATAAGCTTCTGTTATAACTAATATTCCTAAAACTATTTCTATAATCATTCTGTTTCTCCAAATAAATCATCAAACACTTGTTTGTAATCTTTCTTTTCTTGTTTGGGTTTGGGTGATGACTCTTTGTTTTTTGTTATTGTACTAAGACGTTCTACAAGTTCGTCATTAGTTTCTTCATCTTTTCTCATCCATTGGTCATATTCAATATGAGTAGCCATCATGTCGGCCTGATGAAGAATGTATGGTAGATTGGTTCTTAACTGCCAATCTTTATTATATGTTTTTAGGTATCCCTCGTTAGCCTTTTCATATAAACCATCTGTAAGTTTCAATCCTAAATACTCTTGTTCAGACATCGGTATTTCAAAATGTTGTAGTAAGAATAAAGCCCTATCGGTTACTGACATAAATTGTAACTTTGGATTATGAACAAATATAGAACCTTGATTCTTTCTATGCCACTCTGATTCACATGGTATATAATAGTCATGTTCTAAGTCTCCAACTTTTCCTAAGTCATGGTGTAGAGCGGAAAATATCATTTCCTCGTCTGTAAAATCAATCTTAGCCCCATCGGACTCCCAAAGTTTTTTAATCTTCAAAGCACAATCAGTAACGTGTAGTACGTGTTCTACATACCCACCAATCATAGCATTGTGATAATGTTCCTTACCACTTGCAGGAGCTACTGACATCCTATCTTCAAAGAAATTATACATCTTTAATAGTTTGTCTTTTCTCTCCCCATCAAATGTGTCTTCGATTAGTTGAATTAGGGCGTTCCAATTCTCAACTATCTTTTCTGGTGTAAGTTCTTTCATATTGTAACCTTTATTATTTTTAATGTGATACTAATTGTACGTCTGTATTTATCTTATAGATTCTAACGTTTTCGTATTTATATGGTTTAACGTGTGTTGATTCTAAAATATCAATTCGGTTAACCCATCTCGGATTCATTGTATCTTTAACTTGATACATACCATCCTTGTATTTTGTTCCACGAACAATTATGAAATCACCATAGTTAAATGGCCCACCCCAACGTTTTAACAGATTACGTGACAGAGCCACGTACTTATATTCCGATGCCTTATTGATATTGAAATGTGTTCCATCTGCGGTTATGTGTGGTGTGTTGTCTGTTTGTGGATAGACTGGATGATACATGGTAACGTCAACCTCAAAAGTGTGTTGTTTGTATTCGTCTAATTGAGTTACCAGTTCTCCAATCTTGTTTTGTAAAATATTAACTTGTTCAGTATAAACCATCTTATTTGAATTAATCATCCTCGTTGATACATACCCACTTGTAAATACTACAAAGAGTATGGCCAACATTGGAAGAGTAAATCTACTCATGATATGGCCTCCCATGTTATAGTTATAACTATCTCTCATAATGTTTATTATTCCCAATTTGATACGGTGTAAAGCTACGACAATTTTTTGATAAAGTCAAGCACTTTTTTATTAAATTTTTCAGTATAGTATTTTTTATCTTTTGTTACGTAGTCATATTTAGCAAATATCTTAGCAAACATATCACCTCTGAACTCTCCATCTCTTAGTTCTTCTAACTTATCCACCACATCTCCCAAGTGATAACAACGTTGCCAATCAGAATAAACCAACTTGTTAGTCTTATCATAATCTTTCCAAACTAATGGAACAATACCACATGCAATAGACTCGTTGTATCTTGATGTAGTAGCCTTCTCATGACCAGGCCAATTAAAACATAGTGTTGCATTTCCCTTTACGAGTTCAGGTACTATATTTCTCATATCTTTATCAAACTTAACATCGTATTTAAAACCATCAAAGTATCCAATATGACAACTCATTATTTCTTCATCTTTATGTATGGCACTTAATATGGTGTGTCTTTGGTCATTGGATAATACTGGTTGAAATATATCTTGCTCAAATCTTACTTTTAATTCATTCTTTTTTTTATTAGATGATTGAGATAATTTACCTGTTTTTATGTCATACCAATCTTTGACAGGTACAGAAACAAGTTCACTCTTAAAATCCCATTTCATTTTTTTAGAAGTACCCCAATAAACAAAGTCATATTCTTTTTCATAGTATTCTGGCATATGGTCACCATCTACATCAGTTAACCAGTCTGAAATAAAATGATATTTTAAATGATGTAAGTTACCATCAAAGTCTCCCTCATCTATTTGTGCAAATGTTAAATCTTTACAACCCTCAAAAGTCCTTTCTTTAAATAGTTCAATCGTATCTGCCTTGTCACTTGTTATTAATATAATCAATCTTTTCTTTGGATATTTTTTTATAGTATCGACAATATTTCTTGTAAGTGTCCACCCTCTACCAAACATAATATTTGACAATCTACCTTTGATGTGATTTACAAATTCACTTTCGGTTGGTATAATTAAAACATCAGCATCTTTTATTGCATCATCGGGTGGTAATCTATCCGTAGATTTATGTTGTCCATCATACCATCTAATATTTCTAAATTGAAAATCATGGTTTTGATTCTGACGTTTTACCAAATCATCTATACAATAATATACAGAATCCATAATTTGATTTAGTGGTGTACCATCCCACTTCTCTGTATTTCTTAATCTTGTTATTACTATTTTCCTACGTTCCAAAACAAAGCCCCTTTACTTGCGTTTTCTTTTATGAATGTCCAAGCCTTACTATCATAAGTTAGTGAACTTGGGAAAGGTGGTCTCTCATCTTTCTTACATTCTTGATGAAATTTATATTTAGAACGAAATGTTTCTGCTCTACCCATCTCGTCCTCTGTTGTGTTGTGTCCAATCTGAACACCATAAACTTTTGCTTTTGGCCAAGCCATCTGTAGTCCACGACTTAATACACCACTACTCATAACTGTCCAAACTTCCTTTGGATGTACGAATCGTTTTATGGATTCTAAACTCAGAGCAGCTCTACACATGGCTTCAATAATAATAGGATGGTCACCACCAAACGGAATAAGGTGTGCACCATTTTCTTCACAATAGACTTTTGCCTTATGTTGTATGTTTGATAAGTATCCCATCGGAACTTGTATTACATTTGCACCTAATCTTTCAGATTCAATTGTTAACCAAGTCTTCTCACCTTTTGGTACTGTTACGGTACATTTTCTACCCAAGTCTTTACAGGCATAGGCCAAAGATAATTGAGCATAACCTTGTCTTGGTGAAGCGTAAACAAACTCTTCTGTATCTGGTAATGAAGCGACATACATTGTAAATGCTCTACGTTTAGTTCCACCATCAAGTAAGTCATCACGAACGACATTAATTCCATCGTGTTCCTTTATAATTGGTAGAGGTAACTTGACATCACATTGTATGTCGTCATAACCATAGTCGAAAAATTTATTCATCAAGTAGTAATACTCTTTTCAAATTCAGGTAGTATTTCATAATCATAACTTTGAATAAGAAAGTGACTACCTATACCAAAGATTTGAGTCCTATGACTATCGTCACCATTGAACTTTCGTTTAGCTTCTGGATTAGGAAAGTATAAGTAATACTTTATTTCCTTTATATGTTCAAAAAACTTTCTGATATATTCATTTAACTTTTTGTCACTTATGTTATTTTTTGAACAATAGTTCATGAACTTTTTATTTAAAGGGCCAAAGACTTGTACATATGGGTTAACTATTTCAGTAGTATGAGGGCCTTTATGATACGTTGATAGTGGTGGAATATCATTCTCTATAAATTGTTCTATTAAGAAATCATCACTTCCACCGTTCTTCGTTACACATTGTGCTTCTAATTGAACCCTATGACTATTTGATTTTGTTGACCAACTTATTCTTGGGCCTAACCCTTGAGATAGTCTTTGTTTATCCATAGCATAATCTTCCATTTGAGTCTTTATGTAGTTCCAAGCACCTTTAGACCTCAATAGTTTTTTAACTCTGTTATGTTCATCATCTGTTTGCCAATCCAAATTATTATCAACCATAACTTGATATTCTCTTACAATGTCATCTTTGGTTATTGGTTCAATAGAATTGTTTTTCTCATTATCACCATTTGCTATTTTCCAAACTTCCATATCGTTCCAATTTTTATGGATTTCTTTTGGTATTACGATGACATCTAATTTGGCATAACTTGACCATTTAGAACCATCACCACCATAAGCATCTGATGTATGTTTACCACAAATGAGAACTTTATCCCAATGGTTAGTTTTATTATCTAACTTAAAATCTCTATCCTCTAAAATGACAACACATTTAGAACCATCTTTAATATCTTGTTGATTATCAATTTTAGTTTGAATCATGTACTGAAGTTCTGAAATTAGTTTTTGTATCTTTGATACTTCTCTGACCTGTAGGTTATCCATCTCAGATAATTCTTTTGCAGAATAATCTTCTTGGATTAAACTATCACTTAGAATTTTTAATTCAGAATACTTATCAGTTCTTCTGTCCTTTAATATTTCAAGTTCTTTATTTACTTGTTCTACTGTAGATAGATTAACACCCGATATCTGATTACCAGAAAGGTATTGAATCTTTTGGTTAAAGTAATCACCACCTGGTTTGTTCCAAAACCTATGTTTTACATCTTCAAGTAACTCTTCTTCCTTCTTCTTCATTTGTTCTGCAGTTCCCCAATGTAAAACTTCTACTGTTTTCTGACACTTTTCGTTTGAGTAAAGGTCTCTCATTTCGACAACCTCTGATGAAAAGTCGTAGAACTTTTTTTCATCTATCTTTATAGAATGGTATCCAATGTAATACCAAGTCTTTCCGTCCAATTCAAATGTCCATTTATAAACATAACCAGTAGCTACAGGATACCAATCCTCTTGTAAAACTACTTTAATACCCTTTTTCTTGTTCTTTTGTTGTTTATAAAAAGATACAATATAGGGTGTATTATTCTTTCCCATATATATTTCTCCTATTTGTGGGTTTTAAGTTGACTAAAGCTAATAATAAAAGCCTATACAAGTCAAGCCTTTTTTTTATAAAAAATAAAGATTGGTTCATATTTGTAATATTCACCTTTCATCTTTACTGAATTCTTTATCCCGCTACTACTTGGGTCTAACCCAATCATACGAGTCATTAACATTTTTAATTTACCTTGATATTCACCACCAAGACTTTCCACGATATCTATACTATCTTGTTCTAACGGATGGTATTTATCTTTACCTATCTTGATGTCTGCAATATTCCATAACAGATATCTATCATCTCTAAGACTTTCATATGCATTAGTCAATGTTGGTTTAAGAAAATTATCTCTCCAATCATCATACTTAGGATATGATTTATAAGATTGTTCCTCATCTTCACTATATTGTTCTCTATCAAAATAAGGTGGTGATGTAAATACTAAATCCAAATTACCTTTGTATTGTTGAAACTCAGGATGTTTACCTATGTGTTCTGAACCCTCTTGGAATACGTGAAATGTGTTTTGGTCTTCTTCCCAAAATCTATTACTTTCCAATACCTCATTGTTAAAGAAATCAGCAACGTATTCATATCTTGTCTTTCCTAATTCATCTATGTAATTGTCCGTATTAGGGTCTGTACCAATATAATGAATTCGTTTGAGTGATGACATAGCTCCGAGAATGCGACCACCCCAACCTGATGATGGGTCGTACACATTAAGCACGTCTTGTGATATATGTTGTGTATATGTTTCATATAAATACCTTGCTGTTAATGGTGGAAAATTTACAGCTGGTTGTCCAAGTCCTAATCTAAACGCTTGAATAGCAGCTGGAAATAACTTCTGTCCTAACTTAAACTCCCTTACCAAATAAATGTATTTCTCATCATCGTATTCTGTAATGTTAGTTCTGTACTTGGGTGATAATTCTTTCACCTCTTCAGATTTCATCGAGTAGTATTTATTAGCATCATCGGTTCTCTTTTGTTGTACAACAAACCAATTGTCTGGTAACTCAGAGCCGTTTGGTATACACTTAGAGTAGTTATACATACCATCACGTTTTATCACCCTCAACATTACTTTTTGAAACTTATCTCTATAGTCTTCAGTAAACCAATCATATATAGAACCATTGTTTACTCTTGTCTTTAACATGGTTGGAAAAAATTGATTAACGGATGATGCCTGTTTGTTGTAGTTCTTGATAATATTTCTATTACCATCGTCATCAGAAACTAAAAATTCTTTACTACCTTGATGTAATGGATACTCACGTAACTTCTTAAAGTTACTTATGATATCATCAGTATTAAGACCAATGGTTGGTGGCGTACCTTTATTATCCCATTCATCTAATATGAACTCTCTGAGTTTATCAATCCAAGCGATAGTATCTTCCATAGACATCCATAAGACATCTTCGAAGTTTACGTTAACTTCTGATTCTAATAAATTACTTCTTTCGTAATAAAACTTCTTCATATAACACTTGTGGAGCTGGTGGGAATCGAACCCACGTCCTGTTTGCTTTCAATACTTAGTCATTTACAGCTTAGTTAGTTTCCATTAGTAGTAACTAACAAACAACTATGTGGATTTCTTTTACTCAGAACATATCCCTTAACTGACAGATTTAATGTCTTCTGCAATGACGATCCTGTCCAACTTATTTTATGACCGAGTGTTGGACAACTCAGTATCTTATGCAGCGTATGCGTAAGATGGTTGATAGTCAACAACTGGTTCAACAGAATCATATTCTGCTAAATGCCAATCTATTATCAACCCTGCGAGTAATGCCTCGCCAATTGGTATTGTAGGGTTTTTGTAACGAGACTTCCCTAATCTCTGCTGCACTAATGAATCGAACAACACCAGTCGATACCATTCAGCCCCAAACCTTAATCAATTTCATCATCATATTGTTCATCATAATACAAACTCTCGCCATCGTTTTCTACGGCGTATGAAATTGTTTCTATAATTTCTTCTACTATATTCCAATCTTCTTGATTGTATGCATCTTCTAACTTTTTAAGAATTACTACTAAATCCATATCTTATTATCTCCATCGTTATGCTAACTATAGATATCAACGAGTTTGAGAAAAATGTAATATTTTTTTATATTCCAAGAATTTCTTCTTCGTCTCTTTCTGTATTCTTATTTCTTTTATATTGTTTACCGCCAGATAACTTTAACAAAGACTTAAAGATAAAGTTTAGTGCCTGTGATAAAGTCATTACGAATAAAAGAAATGCATAACTTTCAGTAATTCTATGTAATATGTTTTTTATTTTTTCCATGATAGTTTATTTCTTAAAGGGTTTATTATCCAATGTAGTAACCAATGAAACCACATACCTACTACCAATCCAAAGGTTGCTAAAAATAATAACAAGGTAAGAAAAGGTATCATAAATAAAGCAACACATAGAGCACCATACTCACCTAACATAGTTGATTTTGGACTATCATCCAACTCATCAATCATTTCGTATAATACTTTTTTACCTGTTAACATTAATTTCCTTTGTTCTAAAAATGGGTTCATTAGAAGTCCCAATCCCTCAAACCATTATCCCAATCCGCACCTGTATAAGGTATTCGTATTAGAAAATATTGTTTGTCATCTATTTCAAATATACTACTTGTTGCATATGGATTTGTTATTTCAAAAACAATTCTTTCATATATTATTTCTTTTGTCTCTTCTTCCAAAACAACTGGTACTGTACCGAAGTGAACTGGTTCTATTATATCAATAATAAAATGACAACCCATTTCTAAATCAGGTGTTAGTCTGTAAGGAATCATTTCAGGTTTTGTCTGAATAACTTGACCCTTAAGTGAAGTGACAAATATAAATGTTATTATAGCAATAAGTAGATGTATCTTACTTAATTTTGTCATTACTTAGAATTTTCTCCTTTACCATCGGTTTGATAACAATCGTATCCACAATAGTATTCTACGTTAGCACCCTTGATGGTCTTACGTTCAGGATGATATTCATTTTTAACATACACAGGAACATCGAATTCATCTACTGAAGGCATTACGTAATGAGTATATTTAACCCATCTTATTCCACCACATCCTGCACACTTCTTTCTAAACGGTTCAATGTACGGCCTCTTTTTACTTGGTCTTCCCATTTTAACCTTTCTCATTTGTTTGTTTCCTTTCATATAACCATCTAACATAATGTCGAACTTTACCACCCAACTCGAAATCGTTTGGATAGTCTTCTACCATTCTTTTTATAACCTTTATTGGTGACTTCATTTTTTCTCCTTTGGATATACCTTTAAAGTCTTTATCTCTTTGTCATTGAAATTATCAAAGTATCTTGTCTTCAATAATTTTTTGTGTGCCTCATTCAAGACACTTGTCTTTGCTATGTTAATTAGAAAGTAAGGTGACTTCTTTCTTGTCTCCTCTCCAGCCGCTGTATGTTCTTCAAATGGTGAAAAACATAATGCCTTGTACTCTGATTCTCTTAACATAGTCTGTATTGATTTCTGATATTTAACCCTATCAACTTGTGACCAATCAATACCCTCAGTATTCATACATATCAATATAGCTGAATCATATTCAGAATCTAAAAAGTTTTCAAACAGATTAGAAAAACTTTGTTCTTCTGGTTTCCATATCTCAACCATTAACTTATTATTAGATATTTCAGCCTTTAAGAAAGGACATACAGCCATACCACCAAAAGACTCATGTGGTGTCTGTAAGTAATCGAAATATTCTCTAATCTCTGTTAGTATCTTTTTTCTTTCCAAAAATCTTTTCCCAATTCTTATCGAATTTACTTTTATTTGTTACACGACTCTTATCACCTTTACCAGCATTAGAATATTTTGTCGTTTCTTTTTTACTCATTTACTACCCTCAAATATTCTTGTAACACTTTGTCCGTTGGATTTACGTTCATATTATTATTCTGAAATATCTCCCAAGAGTCTTTTGCGTATTGTCCGATACCATATAAATCATCAACCGATTTGAAACCACCAACGTAACCCTCACTCATCTTACGAAGTGATTTAGCTCTTCTATTATATAAACCTAATGGTTTTAATATATTAGCCAAATCAGAATGTTTTGCTTTCATCATATCATGAGGTGTTGGATATTTTTTGAATAACTCATCTCTTATTGTATCAACTTGTTTTCTATTTGTCAAGTTAAGTAACATACAACAAGTCAACATCTTCCAACCATCGTCTTGATATATTTCTTGTAATAGTGGTCTTATGATATCTCTAATCTTCACTCAATACCCATCCATCGTTCAGAAACTTTTGTGCCTTCTTGTACTTCAACACTTGTACCGCATCACCTTTTTTAATGGTAACTAATTGATTACGACCAATCTTCTTTTCGGTTCTTTTAATCGTCATATCTATTCTTCTATCCATACACACAACACCATTCAAGTGGTCTATCTCATGTTGAACACAAACAGACTCAAGGGTTCTAAGTTCTGCATCGTTCTTACTTTTATCAGCATCTTCCCATTGACCAACTCCATCTTCAGGTTGAGGAGCTCCACTAAACAACCAACCACTCTGTTCT